CTACTGAGCCATCATAACCCCTGTTTGCGACCGTAAATGTATTTCCGGCTCTGGAAGAAATTAAGACCTTTTCCTCAGCCGAATTGCCTCTATCAATTACAACAACGAACGGAAGGGCTCCTGCGGGGAATGTAGAGGCATCTACAACCGAAAAGGAACCTACGGAGTTGTTAATATTTGCAGACAATGTTGTTCTTAATACACCACCGCTAAACTCTTGTCTTAACATAGGCTCTCCTTAGTCAATACTGATATCAAGATCGCCTGTAGCAATTCTTAATGTATCTCCTGCATCTGTTGTTTTATTAGCTGTGAGCGTTCCCCACAATAGCAGGTTTCCAGATGTAAGTGCATCGTGGATGCCAATTGCAACCACTGTAGCTGCCGGCATATTTGTAAAATCTATATTTGCGCTGTTTGATGTTGCACCACCAGATGATGCTGCAAATGCAGCAGTCTGACGAGCATACGAACCGCCAGTCGCTTCCGTTCCACCGCCAGCATCGCTGGGGGTGACAGTGTATAAAGCAACATAAACAGGAGTTGGCATTGTGTATGATGTTGTACCAAGAAAATGATCGATAAGTTTATTTTCAAGATAGTCAGAAAGATTACCAGCCATTATTTATGCCTCCAAATTATTATAGTAGAATTCCTTTTCTTCGTCACTAGGTAATCTGAAGTTAGGAAGTTTTAGCAGCCATGTTGCCTCTTCTGCATCAATCTCTGCCATTCTATTCTCTTCTTTGCTAAATCTAAAGCCCGAGGGTGTTTGATATGCAATTCCGCTTTCATAATAAATTAAAAGCTTTCCATTTTTAACAACAGGATCTGCCGGCTTTTCTGTTTTTACAACTTTTTTCTTTTTTGCTGTTTGAAGCACGTTTTCAGATGTTACAACATTTTCTTTTTCGGTCATATACCAATCCTATCATGTATTTATGAATAAATCAATCATATCCTATGGACAATTTTATTCCACATGCCAGAGAGGCGGGGAGAATGTTTCTCTCCCCGCCCCAGTGACCGTTACTACACTATTAGAGTGTGCGTAGCTTGACGTTCTTTGCGATAACAAACGGCTCGAGATGCTCGATGTTGTTTGCAAGGCGCATGAACTGTGTGTACTCAATTGTGTCTGTCTTTGGCTGGAACTGACGGTACACAGTGATGTCTCTGTGCAGACCCACAATTCTATTATTGGGGAATGTCAACTCAACATAACCGTGATTGCCAGATGCACCAGAGTAGTCACCAGAAACATTCTCAGGAAGGAGCGGAATCTCCACCAGCGGAATGCCATAAGGGGCAAGACCAGTGTTACCAGCGCCACCGTTTGCACGGATAGCACCGTTCATGAATGCCTGCTCACCAAATGTCGAACCAGGAGCCGGAGCGCCTGCTGTTGCGGCAGTTGCCGAGTTCGGGTTCTGGAGGCTGAACGACACATCCTGGACCACACCGGGACCAGAGAAGAATCGCAGCTCGTTACGCTTCTGCAGATACTTGTTCGGCAGGTTGCGCAGCACTCTGTCGAATGTTGCACGGCTAACATTGTTGCCGCCTTCATCCACAACCGTTGCACCGGCAAGAGCGAGCTTGGTGAAACCATTAAGCGCCTTGAGCAATGCATTGTTTGAAGATGTGTCGCCATTGATCAACAGGTCATCAAGGTCATTGGCTGTCTGACGAGCCATAACTTGAGCCAGGTGATCTTCCAGCGAAGCACCCTCAATGTTGTCTTCCAGAGCTTCAGTGCTGAGCTCCCAGTCCAAACGAAGCTTGACGCTTGTAAGCGAAACCTTGGTAAAGGTGACAGCTGCATTCGAGCCATCATCTGTTGCCTCAGTTGCCTTGCGCATCAAACGAGTGCCGACTGCCAACTTGTCGATTTCCATCGACGGTGTACGCATGCGAACAACTCTTGCGTTCTTCATGATAACGGACTGATCCACGACATAATCTAAAAATCGGTTAGACTGCTCAGGCTTGAGGAGTCCACCGCTTGCATTGCTAACGACGCTCGTAGTGACTTCGTTAGCCTTAGCAAGAATTTCTTCTTGTGTTGCCATAGTAATTATTCCTCCTTAACTTATGACTTATAGCCCAGGGAGCTAATTACCCCTTGTGGCAAATAAACATTGTTCCAAAACGGTGTCTCAGGCTCAGACTTCTTTAATTCCTCAACCTGCTCATCCTCTTCTGGATCAACACTCTTCTTTACAGCACCGGCTTGAGCGAACTCTTCAACCTTTGCTGTTTGTTCTTCAAGAGCCTTCTCTGTTGCTTGCAACTTCTGAGAGAGCTCTTCTTTCTGAGCATCGAAACTCTTAGCAACTTCATCAATCTTGGCTGTGACATCTGCTTCAACTTCAGCCTTAAGCGAAGTAGCAAAGTCATTAAGCTTTTGATCGATGACGGAGCCGAGAGCTTCTTTCAGAACCTCTATATCCATTTCTTCCTCCATCTGATCATTTTTCACTTCGGCTTCAATTGAAGCTTCAGCTTGCTCACTCTTTTCAAGTGAATCATCCCCTGGCTGATCTGTAAGCCAGGAGACAAACTTTTTAACTAAAGACAGTTTATCGGATTCTTTGTCAACACTATTATCCATAGGTTTCATCTTATCATATTTTTCATCTTCTTGCAATAAATTAGCGCCATTCATAACTTCCTCCTCTGACTCTGCAAGTTCATCATAGATACTGTCTAACAAGAAGTCCAACAAATGTGCCTCTGCATATTCAGAGTTTTGAATTTGAATGCTTTCGATCTCCTCAAACAGTGTATCTATTAAATCGTTATTAATATCTAAGTCGTCAATACCAACAGACTTTTTAGCCCGCTCTTTTGTATTCCTATATCTTTCAAGCAACCTTCTGCCTTTAGCAGCAAGCCGTGCCGCATCGGAACGATCCTGCGGCACGGGCTCCCCCCACGCTGCAGCCGAAAGAGCAAGGCGGGTGGGTTTGCCGTTCGGCTTTTTCATTGGACCAGAAGGGTTGGTAAAAAATCTTGTTAAAAAAGAACCTTTACGACGCATTTTCTCTGGTGTATTTGCAGCACCACGAACACCTGGCTTAAGGTTTGCGCCTTCAGTTTGCTTAAAGTGTCTTCTACCGGCTGCTGTTAATCCACCTTTGGGGTCTTTAATAGGTTGTTTCTTTTCAATATCATCATCCCCACCAAGTGCATAATCAAGTGCGCCATCTTCGGCTTTTTTAATAAGATCAATAACCGCAACTGCATTTGCAGGGTTGTCAACAAGGCTTAACTCACCAAGATCATACTGTTTAATAATATGAACAGGTCTTCCATTGTGAACTTTATTTTGCATCATTTCTTTTTTAAGAATTTTTCCACCAATAGAAAATGCACGAAGTGTTCCATCAAGAACTTTTTGCCATGTGCTTTCTGCACCTTTAGAAATATAGGCTTCAACCTGGATAGCATTGTATTCTTCGCCATCAGCGCCTTTTATTTTAATTGGCTTATAATTAATTGCTTTACCAACTGCAATAGGTGCGTGCATTTCACGAATATTACCTTGCCAATTTTTAAATGCATAAAGGGATGCTTCAAAATCAACAACATCGCCAACTTTATCAATATTATCAGCAGTTGCAATTCCAGAAATTATTCTTTCTTCCTTCTTGATCATGTCAATTGGGAAAGATAAATTAAAGCTAGTCATAGTCTATTTTCAGTGTAATGAATAATCTATTATACAGCAAATTATCCTATGGCATAGACAGCAACGCTAACATTTGCTGTAATGACCTGGAATTTAGTATAGTCACCCTTGACCTCAATATAGTTCTTTCCTGCTGGAACAACTACTCTATGAGGACCGCCATTTAACTCAACAACTGCGTTTGTACTGTTGTCTAGGTTTAAAAAATGGATGCACGATGTGTGTCCATTAATAGAAACAGTATTGGCAGCGCTTGTAACTGCGGTATTTGAGTAAATAATACCCATTTCATAACTCATTGTGTACCTCCTGAATTATCTTGATTTTGCCCCCTTTCAGCCTGATCGCCAAACTGTCTTGGGTCTGTAGATTGCCCTTCGGAATCTGCTCTTGCATTTCTTGGAGCAATTGTATCATTATTAGAATTTCCAACCGGAGCCCCTGGACCCTCTTTTTCCTTCTTTGTTGGGAAAGGCAGTGGCTCATCACCATCAGACCTTTCTGGTAGACCAAGTGTGGATCTAACCTCGTTGGGAGTAATGACCTCTGTTCTAAGATACCTATCATTAATTCTTGATTGAATATCTTCATCAACAAGATCTATACTTCTAAACTTAAGAGTAAATAAATCAGTAAATTCCATCATAACTCTATTAAGTCTTTTTTCAATTACAGACTGATCTGGTGCAACAACCTGCATCTTAAATGTTTTATCTGCATCTCTGGAAACAGCAAGGTTAGCGTTATCATATACACCAACTTTTGGAGCAGGAACCCTGTTGGCAACTAAAATTTCATCTCGATTTGATTTACGATATTTATCAAATGATGCATCTTGCACACCGGCTTCTAATTTTTCAAATTTAATATCGCTATCAGAACCAATGGAGGCAGGAATTGGAATAACAAGAGTACCATGATTACGACCTTTAACTTCTTTTCTAAAATAATTAATAAGCTCTTGTTTTGATTTATTGCTTAACTTTGCACCTTTAAGAATTATAGCATACCGAGGAATAGCCTTATTCTCAAAATAATCAATGTTATATTCTTTTGCAAATTTATCACCCACAATCGCAGCGGCAGCAGACACCGCAGAAGGAATACCGTAATATGTATTCTTAGGAGAATAAATCTTAAAATGAATAATTTCGTTTGGTCTTGGGTCTGAGTTAATTGGATCTTGGGTTTCTTTGTCACCGTAGTTTTTGAAGAAGACCGCTGTGATTTTGTTGCTCCTTGCGATTTGGACGAAGCCATCTCTTTTCCTCCTTACTCTAACAAGTGTTCCAGGAATATGACCAATATATCCAATTTGACCAGCATTATTCCTACCGATCTCAAGATAGCCATTGCCAATTGTTAAAACATCTTGCCAAACTTTTATCATTGTTTCAATAAAAGTTTCTTCTATATTTA